ACTTCTTTGACTTAGCAGTGCGCAATTCAGCAATCAACTCTTGGTTCTTGCGTTCCAGTGCTTCGATGCTGCGTTGCATTGCATCAGTAGCCGCAGGCTCCTGAGTTTGGATTTCTTCAGACATGCTTATCCCGCAGGGATATAGTGCGTCACCACTTTACCTTATCCGCCCAGTAAGCAGGGCTTAGCTTACCTTTGGCGATATTGCTAGCGTGTCTGGCCTTAAATGATGCCCTTCTGGCCTTGTCCGCTGCTGATTCTCCTGTTCGTGCTGGTGAGCCTGATACGCCCTGCTGACCAAACCTAATCAGCTTGATGGTGTCGCCTTCTTTGGCGAGCACCGCGTGCGACTTGTTTGGGTTGCTAGGCGTCCGCTTGGGTTTGTTGTACCCAGCAAACTGCTCGCCGCGATAGGTGATCACTTCTTCTTGGGCTTCGGCTTCTTGGCGGTCTTAGCAGATGCCTTAAATGCAGCAGCAGATGGCCTGCCGGCTTCACCCTTGCGCGCCATGCGCTCGTCGCTGCCAGCTTCAATGCGCTTGCGTTTTGCGTTGATGTTGGCGTACAGGCCTGGTTTCTTTAGTGGCATGACGCCATTCCTCAATACCTAGTAACAGGTTAGCGCCATCTGCTGTTGCCCAGCCCTTATCGGTGTAGATAGCTGGCACCCATGACTCACCCACTAGCACCTCAACCGGATCAGAGCTGATGCCAGCGGGCGTGAAATGCCGGAGGCTAGGCAGGTCCATATCGTTTGCGGAGCTGCTCTAATGTTACCTCTGCGCCATCATCACGCACCAGCTTGGCAATGGCAGCATCGGGGCCGTACTTATCCGCCAATCTACGGAAGTAGGGCGCCTTGCTGCCTAATGCCTGCTGCTGCCGCACCAGCACATCTGCATTGGTTTCACCTGGCATCTTGTCTTTAAGCCATTTGCCGTATGTGGTGTTGATTGGCACTTGGCCATTCTTGCTAGCTCTAGTTGCCGTGGTTGATGGCGGCAGGATGTCAGGGTCAATTATCGGCACTGTCGTCGATCGGCAGTTGAAATGCTGCGGAGGCATTGGCCCCTTGCCATATTCAAACTCTTGACCGTCCAATGCACGACAAATGCTGCTGGTGCGGGTATCCAGTGTTGCCACATAGCGATATTTTTTAGTGATGTCCTGGTTGGCTTCATATACCTGTTGGCTGGCGGTGTTTGCAACTTGATTGATGCTGGTGCGTACTAGCGTAATGATTTGGTTGTCAGCTACGGCTGTCGCTTGCCCGCCTGCTGCTACTAGTTGCCGGACGGTCTTAGCTTCCTCGCCAAATTGCAAGTTACCAATTAAGCGCTTGGCGATGCTGGGTGTGGTTTCACCTGTCAGCAACCCTTGCCGTACCACTTGGCTAAACCGCTCGGCTTGGTCTACGGCAACACCACGAAATGCCTTGGTGATGACCTCGCCATTGGGCAGCGTGATAGTTGCCCCCTTGGCAGCGGTCAAGTTAAACACACCAGTGCCAGCTTGACGTGCTAATGCTTCCGCGCCTTCTACTGCTGCAAACAGGTCATCTGATAGCGCCACCACGTTGAGCTGTGTCGGGTCAGTGGTGACAACAGACTGCGCAAACTGCGGGCTGATCTCAACGGTGCGCACGGCATCACGGCTGCCAACCGGCAGCGCCTTGCGCAGCTCTTCAGTCACAAACTCTGACTGCAGCTCCGCTAAGCCCTGCAACTCAGTTGCAGTTAGCTCGGTTGCGTCACCTGCCCATCCTGCTAGCGACTGCTTGAGTTGCGCCAATATGCCACGCAACCTAGCCGCCTTGTCCGGTGCTGCTAGATCATCAATTACACGCAACTGGTTAACGCTATCAATGATGATGTCGTTGTAAGCATTGATAACACGCCGCGCCACGCTATTGCTGTAGCGGTTTAGGTCTATTGCATTGCGATATAGCGACTCGGGTGTGCTCATTGCATAATGCCCAAATCTGCAGCGGCATACCCTGATCGGATGCTTACATTAGCGCCGCCTTGTAGTGCGCTGCTAACAACAGCGGCAAAAGCGTCATAACCGTTCTGGCCATCTTCCATCAGCACCATCTGGTCTACTTCATCGGGCTTGCCGTCTACATACCAAGTAACGCGCACGATTGCCAAGATCTCCTCCGGCAATGCGCTGACGTGATAGTCAAGCTCCTGCTGTCTCGGCTTCTCCGGTTCGATCATCACTGCTACGTCGATCAACCAACTGATTAGGTGGTCCAGCAGGTCGTAGATCCATTCCCGCATTTGCTGTGGCATCTAGTTCCTCTTCAACGTCGAAGTCATCGCCTAGCACCTCGCCATCAGACAATTGCTGCAGCAAGGTTTCTTGGGTGATGGTCCCTGCAGTGTAAAGCTGCAACAGGCTGTTGATCTCCTGCGGGTCGAGCCTGGTGCCCATAAAATCACGGTTGACGTGGCTGCTACCGGCTGCTTCATTTTGCCCGAGGTACTGCGCATGAAACTGCAAGCAGTTGTCGATCATGTCCTGCATATTCTGCGCAATCACCATCATGGTGCTGTCACCTTGGCTGCGGTTAATGCGCTTAGCTTCGGCAGTTTCAGCAGTTAGCTTCTGGCCTAGCACTGCTGATAGCCCCAGTTCATTGATCTGCATCGCCAATGCTTCTAGCCGCTGGAACTGGTACTGAAAACTGGTACCACCCGGCTCGATGTACTCAGCGCGGCCTTCAGCAGGAAATGCAATGGCTTCACCGGGGCCTGCTGATACCTCCTCAGCGCTTGATGGGAAGCCAAATAGCGCCAGCATGGGCACCGCTGAGACATGGAGGATGTTGTCGAGGTCTGACTGGATCTGATAGGTCTTTAGGTTTAGCTCTGCAATATCTTCCAGCGGTGGCCGCGACTCCATGAAGCCGACGCGGTTCGAGTAGGCAATGCTGAATGGAATCTCGCTAAGGCTGGTGCGGCCTTCATCTACTACGCGGAAGTCGCCCTTGTCATCCTTCTGGTGGATCTCATATTCACCAGGCGTAAGTACACGCACCTGCTGCACCAGCTTCTCCCCGTACAAGCCATCGGGCACGCTGGCTACCTCCTGCAGCCTGATCATCATTAGCTCCTGCTTGCCTTCCTTTGCTTCAGTGCGCCAGCCAAGGATCTGCCGTGGCGTATATGTCACCCAGTAGGGTCTACCGCCATCAGCAGGTGCATCCACCAATGTACCAATGTGGCCATAACGGACCATCTTGCGGGCTGATTCATATGTCCAGACGTTGAGGTCATTACCGTTGAGGTCAACATCAAATAGCTGCTCGGTGATGGTGTCGCTGGTATCAACCAACCGCACCGGCTTACGCGTCAACATGCCAGCCAGCAACCGCTCAAGGCGCTGGTAGTACGGCGGACATACGCTACGGGCTAAGCGGTTGTCGTAGGACTCGTCAATCTCCCTAGGCTCCTGCGGTAGGTAACGGCGATGCTTCTGCCGCATCCCAAAAGTGCCCTGCAGCAGGTCTTCAATCAAGATCCAGTGCTGCTCTTGCGCGTACCAGGCAGTGTTCGGGTCTTGAACGCGAGTTACCTTGCGCTCTGTTAAAGGACGGTCGTATGCGCCAAGGCCCGAATACATGTTCTACGTCAAGCTGCTGTTAGTGTAACGCTGTTACGGCTCACTTTAATCTCAAACTCATCACCGGGCTTAAATGCTTCGGTGATGTATGCGCTGCCAACCATTAGGTTGCCGTTGAATTGCACCTTAGTCTTGTAGCTAAGCTTGCGGCCTGCTTTCTTGCTGGTAGTTGCAAGGCTGATGCCTTTTGCTTCAAGCAATGCCTCATAGAACTGCGTGAAGCGCACCTTGTCATCCTTGACGTAGCCGCAAGCGCGAACGATGTCAGTTTTATTGGAGTCGCCAAGTTCCTTGACTTTAGCTAGCAGTTCAGATCCAGTCAGCATTGGGTAGTGAATGGTAAGCCTGGTCAATATAGCCTTACACCGGTTCCACGTCCAGCCCCTGCATGTAGTGGGTTGAACTCACGCCAGATAACGTAGCCCAGCGCGTCATTCATGTGGTCGTAACCGCCATCCTTATCGGGGTCGCCTTTCTCGCTGTAGCTCTGCAGCTCTAGGCATTCAATCACCTTGCGACAACTGGCTGCAATGGTAAGCCTGACTTGGCCCTTGCCATTTTCCAGCAAAGCTTGAACAGCAGCCACGCGATCACGAACGGGGGGATTTGCTTTAGGTGATTGGTTGCTGATGCCATAGGCGCCAAGGATCTGGATGTCAGTTTGCGCTGCATTAGTGGAGCGGTTGCCGCCACTGGCATCGGGGTAGCCGTAGATGCGATGGTCAGGGTATCGCCTGCGAATCTCGGCTCCTAATGCATCGGTGTCATGCGCGCCGCTGATCTCATCAATGATGACCAGGCCATTGCCGCTGCGGATACCGATGACCGCTGACATATTCCCTACGTTGAAGTCAACGCCAACGCGCAACGGTTGCTCGCTGATGTCTGGTAGCTCGGTGATGATGTGCTTAGCACGATCAAAGCGGTCATATACCTGGCCAGTGGTGAGGTTGACAAATTCACCGTCGAGGTATGCGCGTAGCAGTTGCGGGTCGTAGTTGGCCTGCAACCGCTCGATAAAGTCCGGCGGTAGGTGTGGGTTGTCGGCAGTGCGCATCTTGATCAGCTTGCGATCGGTGCGCTGCTTGGCGTCATCACTGCCAAAGGTATTCCACATCCAGCGGAATCCTTCAGGTGTGCTGGCTGCTGCAAACTGCCGGACATTGCCAGACCGCAAGCGACCAAGGATCTTAGGAAATGCCTTGTTGGCGATAGATGGCGTCACGGTGTCGATCTCGTCCGCCAACACCCATGCAAGGTTGAGGCCAATGATGCGTGACCAGTTCTCAAAACTGCGGCACAGGATCTTGGTGTCACCGCCTGGCAGGTGCAGCATGTACTCCGGCAGCGGGCTAGCCCTGAAGGTATAGGGGATGTCATACGCCTCCAAGAAGTCATCAAAGTCGTTCTGCCAGATGTCGCGGATCAATGGGCCCGTAGGCTCCATCACAGCGCCGATGAAGCCTTGATTAGCTGCAGCCAGCATCACTGCTTTAGCGCATAACGCTCGCGTCTTGCCGGCGCCATAGCCAGCCGAGATGCCAATGATCTGCGTTGCGGTGTCATCCACAAACGCAAGCTGACCAGGGTGCAGGTCTGCGCGGATACTTACCAGCAGCTCATCCATGGATGCTGCAGTAGGCATCTCCATGAAACTAAGCAGCGGCGTATCTTCGCAGATGCCGGTGATGAGGCTCACAAAGGCTTGCGGATGATCGTCTTGGCGGTGCCATCAGGCTTTACGGCAATCCGGTGCAGGATGCGCGGCTCATCGCCTTTGGGCTTAAGCAGCCGGCCAACAGCGGTAATCATTCTGCATCCTCATCACCCAGCAAAGCATCCAATGCGATGCGCTGCTGCGTTAGCTGCAATGCACCTAGAACATCAATCACCGTAATGTCATCGTGCTCGTCGATCAAGGCGGCTAGGGCTTCAAGAAAGGCTTCCATATTGTGAGGTCGTAACGGGTTGAGCTTAGCAGAGTCAGCGTCTGCGGCCACCGACAACACGCTTCCTGGCGGCATCTCTTAATTGTTCAGCTCTGTTGCGGGTGCTTCCAGAAGTTTTAGACATAATCCCAATCGGGTTGCGAATAACTGCTTTATCTAGTCCAAGTTGCTTGCCAACAGATCTTTGCTTGTTGTAAATAGCATTAGCCGCACTTCTAGTGATAGAGCTTTGAGTGTTGAGTTTTTGAGAAAGGTAAGTGGATGTGCGTGGCGCCAAAGCGCGTGCGCGGCGTGCGGCTACACCCTTCATGGATGTATCAACTTTCGGTGCTGGCTTAGCCGCCTTCGGCGCTGCTGCTGGCTTGACGGTGGCACGAGAGCGCTTCCAGTTAAATTCCGGGCGCTGCCCACGATAGGCGCCGCCGCCTTTGTTGTAGACCTGTTGCTGGGCAAATGCTTTGGCTCTTGATTGAGTGGCAGCAGTCTTAGCAATGCGCTTAGCGCCTACGGACCCTGGAGCGTTGTATTTGGTTTCGCGACTGCCCCTTCTAAAGCCAGCGCCTTGGATTCGATCTAATACTTCTTTACCTTTTTCAGTCGCCAAACTTTTTACGTTTTGCGACCTTCTGACTTTGGCTCTGGCTGACATTGATACAACGCCGCGCCGCCCAATATCTGTGTTTGTCTTAAACGTCGTCACCGCAATGCGCTTTTTAGCCGCAGTAGCTACGGATGCCTTGCCCTGCTTAACCTTCCCAGCGGCGCCAGGGTCGCGCTTTACTTTGCCTTTGATGGTGCCGGCTGCCTTGGCGCCACCTGCCTGTATGGTCTGCGTCTTGCGCTTATTGCCTGCTGCAGTCTTCAGCCTGCCGCCCCTAGCAGTAGCGCCACCACCACCACCGGCAAACCTGCCTCGGTTGTCTCGGGAGTAGCGGCGTGCCATGGCTAGTGATGCAATGCACGCAATCTAATCACTTCATCTCAAACTGCAGCAGCGAAGCCTGAGCCTTCAGGAATTGCAGCGCCGCAAGTCGGTTGGTGGTAGTGACACCTTCCCCGCGATCTTCAGGATTTAGCTCCTGCCATCTCCAATCTTGCAGCTCAGCAACGGACTGTTCCAACCACTTAGGGCGCTCAATCTCTAAGTCACGCGATAGCAGTTGCCGTGCTTCTGCAAGGTAAGTTTCACCTGTTCTTTCGCTTACTTTCCATTTTTCCGTAGCATGGCGAAGAATTCGATACCTAGAGGCCCCTTTAATCAGGAGCCTGTAGATCTCATGCACCCGTAGGATTTTTTCGTGTTCGGTGCCCTTACGAGCCACTGTTCTTAACTGCGAATTTGCACAGGCATTATCAGGTAAGTCTGATCTGGTGCATTGGTTGGCGTCAAGACTACAGGAGTAGTTGCGCCATTTGCTGACAGTGTAACAGTTTCCGAAGACCTAAAGGCTTTGAGGCCATCTAGGAGGTAGTGAACGTTGAACGCAAGGGCAAGCTTGCCGGTGGTGCCGGTGTACTTGATAGCTTCGGTGCCGTTGCTGCCGTCTGCATCAGCGCTGATGACCATGGTGCTTTTGTCACCGATTAGCAGGCTGACGACGTTGTTATGCGCCTCAGCGATGAGTGCCACACGCTCAAGGCAACGCGCAAAGCGATGACGGTCAAGGGTGATGGTGTGCTCAAAGGTTGGCGGGATGAGCTTGGCTACGTCGGGGTAGGTGCCATCGAGGATGCGGCTGTAGATGGTGATGCCATCACCTGCGTCGATTACGGCCTGACCAGCGGCTGCAGCAATGCCAACGGTGCGATCCTGCAACAGCTTCATGGTGCTGGCTGGCAGGGTGAGGTTAATGCCATCGGGTAGTGCTACTGGCAGGCGGATAAGGCGATGCCCGTCGGTGGCTTCCATGTAGCCGGCTGCAAGGTGAATGCCCTGCAGGATGGCCTTGGATGCATCGGTGCTGGCAGCAACCAGGCAAGCGCGTACGCCAGCAGTGATGTCCAGATCAGCGCTAGCAGCCTCTACGACCGGCATTGCGGGGTAATCCGCAGCATCGGACACTGCAAGGCCATAGGAGCCGCCAGAAGCGCTCACAGCGCCATCTGTGATCTCCACAGCTTCGCCATCATCCATACGGCTTACAAGGCCAGCTAGGAGCCGATATGGCAGCGCCACGGCGCCAGCGGTATTAACCACGGCTGGAATGGTCACCGTGATGCCTAGGTCGAGGTTGTAGCCGGTGATGGTGACGTTGCCACCGCCAGCAGTGATGAGGCAGCAGTCAAGGATCGGATGTGAGCTGCGCGAACCAACTGCTGGTGCAATGGTGCGCAGTGCATGGTCTAAATCAGCTTGCGATGTTGTGAGCTTCATTGAGTGCAGCGATGATGTTGTTGTAATCGTCTTGAAAGCTGGCGACGAGTTCCATGGGGATGGGCACGCCGTCATCTTGAGCATTGTCGCGGATGGCATGGGCGTATGCCATCGCTTGCGTCATGCAGTCATGGAGTCGGTTGATGACCGGCGACTGCTTGGCGGGAATGTTGATCAAGTCTGGTGATGACATAAGCAACGAGACATTCAACCTGCAGCCGAGGCAAGTCACCGCGCATAGCGCTAACTGCATCAGCAACCAGCGCATGGTACTCCACCGTGTTCAACCGTGCAACCGGCAGGCTTAATGCTTTGCTGCGAATGAACGCTGAGCGGCTGGTGCCTGCTGCCGCCGCTTGGTGGTCCAAAGCGGTCAGGTCAGCGGGCTCAAAACGGACTTTGATCTCTTGCATGGGCGATTCAGAGGTTGGACGAGGTTAGACGCCTTGATATGACTGGCTTTGTCCGACCGTCTAACCAACCTAACCTCTTATATAAAATAAGTAAATAGAGGGGTAGGGGGAGGGTACGGGGTAACTCTTAAGGGGAGGTAGGTCGGTCGTGAGGTTAGGCGGCTGAGATACGCTGCGCTGCAAGGCGTCTCGCCGTCTAGCCCCTAGGTTGGTCGACTAGCTGGTA